AACCTATTAACACTAGCAAGCTCTTTTGCAAACAATGTTGTTAGCGCGTATTCAGACGACACATTAGCTACAGCTTCAGATATCAGTAATTTAGACGCAACTTTAAGGACATTCGTAAGCGACTCAATATCTACTGCATCGAATGCGGGTATCACTTCTAGCTATTTAACTACAGTTTTAGCAAATTATGCAACAGCACAAGCATTACTAGACTTGCAATCATCGATAGGAACGTATGATGCTAATGGAAACATCACTGCACTATCAAGTGCTTTTGCTAATCAAGTTACTTCAGCGATTTCAACAAACACATTTGCGCAAGTAACAGATTTAAATGAACTAAAGGCTGAGATTGGTACTTTCGACGCAAACGGAAACCTAACAGGTTTATCGACCGCGTTTTCAACTGAATTAACAGATATTATTGCTAATGAAAACTTGGCGAGCGCTCAAAGCGTTACAGATCTTACAGCTACAGTAACGCAAAACAATACTACACTATCCGCTGGCGTTTCCACTAATCAATCAGCTATTGCCTCAGTCGATGGGAAGTTAACTGCTTCTTACGGTTTAAATGTAACAGCGGGGAATGCAATTTCGGGTATGACTCTGTTAGCGGATGGAACTACTAATCTTTCTGAAATTAAATTTGTAGCCAACAAGTTTTCAATAGAACAGCCTAACGGCAATTCACTTGCCCCTTTCGTTCTTAACAATGACGGTTCTATATCATTAAACGGGGCGGTAACATTTTCAAATTCGTCGTCTGGTACAGGGATTAGCCAAACCGATTTACAAAACTATTTAACAAATAACAATTACACTACAACAAGTGACTTACCCACTGAGTTCACCACTACAGACCTGCAGAATTATTTAGATGCACAGGGTTATGAATCAGGTGGTATTGATGCCACGCAGTTGGCGACTTATCTTTCGAATGGTGGTTATATAACTAATCAAACCACAATCAGCGGAGGAAAAATTACAACAGGTATTATAGCTAGTCAAAATTTTGCAATGCCCACGGGTTCTTTAACATCAGGTTTTTCAACTAGTGGTATGGGTATAAACCTAGACAATAATTCTATACACGCTGAACAGTTCTATATTAATTCTGACGGATCCGCAAACTTTGGTGGTTCCCACACAGCCGGGTCAGTAGGCGCTTGGGTTGTAGATTCAGGAGGCGCTTTAAAATCTTCAGCGTCATCTCCTGCAATAGTATTATCGCCAGGGTCATATACAGAAGGGACAAGTGAAAAAATAATTATATCAGGTGTTAACTTACCTGCAATATCCCCTTCTGCAGGCGTAAACTTAGATTTTCAATTTGAGAGTGCTGAGCTTACCGCTAACTCCATGATACCCCAAGCTTATCAGGTCTATGCAGGTTTTCCTTATAACGTCAGCGGCGCGACGCCGGCTCATAATTTAACTGGGACTAGTAGCTATTTCACCACGCCGAATGATATAGCTACAACACAAGCTGCTTTTGGGGAAAGCAACAACCTAGGGTACGCACACCCTGGAGGCCCCTTAGAGTTTTCGATGCCCTATGCAGCGGGAACCTCTCAGGCTATTTTTGATGCTACGGTTCAAGAACAATTTTTATATGAATGGGGTGCTAGGTTTAGCACCGACTTTGACATGGTTACAAGGAGTAGAACAAATCCTCAGCTTAATAAAACGGGTATAGTAGAATTTGATTATAGCGTAAAACTTGTAACCAAGATGTACAGAGGCAGTAGTAGTGATACAGCGACTACCGTTCAAAATGCAACTTTAGAACAAACTTTCACTAAAACTCTGGATAGCGGGTCAAAGCTTGTTGATTTAAATAATTTTATTCAAATTACCAACCAAACTACAGATAATTCATTTCCGTACTCTAACATGAACACAGACGATGCTAACAATGATGGCGTTACTGATACGATATATTATTCTGCGCAAATTGGTTTTGGCAATTGGAATGAAGGCACTCAAACGCAGGGCGCAACTTCTATAAACATTAGTGCTGGTAACATATTTTTAATATCTAGTCTTGAATACAAAATAGAAGATATTCGCTTTTGGAAATCAACTAGTTTTAGCGGTTCAGGCTATGCTAGCGGCGGGAGATTCTTTGCTTCTTTATTTGAATTTGGAGCGTGGTATAGTAGCAGCGGCGGTAACATTGCTTCAGCAACAGCATTAACGCAAGTTTTATTTAAAGGGGGTGATCCCAAAATAAATATAGGTTTAAATGGTACGCAGGTAAGAGGAAAAGAAGGTTATGTGGCTTTAGGTGATATTACATCAACCGACTCTATTGCGCAATTTTGGGGAGATACCGAGGTTATAGGTACAATTACAACAAACTCTACCGCTACATTTTCAGATGAAAGATTAAAGCAAAATATTACACCTATAAAAAATTCAATAGAAACAATTAAATTATTAAACCCGGTTACATATAAATGGAATAGAGGCAAAATTAATGTATCTGGAACTAAGCACGGTTTTATAGCGCAAGAAGTAAGAGATATTATGCCGTCGACTGTTTTAGGCGGCGGTCAGATCGCTGATGTAGAAGACGCTTTATCTGTGGAGTATAATAATTTTATAGCAATCAATACATCTGCAATTAAAAAGCTTATAGAAAAAATAGAGGCTTTAGAAGCTGAAATAGAAACATTAAAAGAAAACAATGGCTAGAATACCTACTTATCAAAAAGATACATACATATCCGATCTTGACCGTTTAATCGGTACAGATGGAGATACTAACGAGCTAGTAACTAAAAACTTTTTTCTAGGCAATATTGCAGAATATGTAATTGATAAGTTTATAGACCCCGATGCGGTTAGTTTTACGATACCAGTATTAAGAGACACTCAAGACACGCTGGGTTCGAATGCAACACGCATAACAGGCTCTATTATGTCACAGGATATAAACCCTGACGGAACAAAAATTACTATAGCTGGTGATTTAGAAGTCAATGGCACTGCTCAAATAGACTCGCTTACTAGCGGGTTTTTACCTTATGTTAACCCTGCTGGCATATTGGCGGATTCGATTATATACCAAGATGCAGAAGGCCATGTTGGTGTAGGTGTTGTTGGAACTCCTCCGAACCCTGAGCATAAATTTGAAGTATACGATTTACGTGACGAAAATAATGCGCTTGATTACTCTATGATAGTATCATCCGACGTAAATACTACCGGTTTAGGCGCTGGCGGTATAAAAAATCAATTATCTTTAGATGGTGGCGTTACTTATCCTTATGCAATTTCTCTTGTAACAGGTACAACTTCTTCAGAAGTAATGGCCACAGGAAAGTTAGCTTTTTATTCTAATTCAGATTTAAATACAGCAAGTGGAACAGGTTTTTCTGGGTTTGTTACTCATGATGGGACTGACACGCATTGGCAATTAGGTGGAAATGGGACTGATGCAGCCCCAATCACAACGCTTAAAGTTGTAGGTACTGGTGAGTTTACAGATCAGGTAACAATACCAGAAACACCTGTAGCTGGAACCGACGCTGCTTCAAAAGCTTACGTGGACGCGCAGGTAGACACGTGTGTAACCGGAACAGGTACAACTAATACTTTGACACTATGGACAGACGGCCCTAATAGCGAATTAGGAGATTCTATTGTTTCTGAATTAGCGAATCGGGTATACGTAGCTGGAAACCTACTAGTGGGTACCAGTAATACCATACCCGGCACTAATGCTTTAACTTCGGGTGATAACAACAGTGTTTTAGGTAATAGCTCTGTTGCTTTTGGTTCTAATAATTCAGTATCAGGAAATCGTTGTGGTGGATTAGGAGCAAATAACATTGTAGCTGGTGGTCAAGTTTGGGCAACAGGTGATGGAAATAACGTAGGTATTGACAAGTTAAATGTAGGAGGGAATATTGTAACCGCTGGTTTTAACAACACTGTTAAATCAGGTGGTTCTTGTGTAGTAGGAACTTCAAATATTTTAACTAACACTACAGAATCTAGCGAAATAAATACAAATTTCGCCATGGGTTCTTCAAACACTTTAAACGATGTAGCTGACGGAATAGCCCTTGGTTTTAACAATACTATAAATAATAATGACAGCTGCGTCTTAGGTAAAAGTAATACTACAAACGCTATTGATACTTATGCTATAGGTAAAAGTAACACGCTTAGCAGTGAAGATGATTACGCGTTTGGGCTTAACAATACAATTAGTGGCGACGCAACAATCGCCATGGCACTTGGGCATAATAACGTGTTATCAGGAAGTCAATCTTATGCTTTTGGTAGAAACCTAGAAGATGGCGGTGAAGATAACACTGTTATAATTGGACGTTATAATGCAACGCCAACCGCAACAGGTAGAATTGTATTTGGAACTGGGTTTTCTCCTACTGGTAGAAAAAACGCAATAGAAATACAGAATGGTACTAGTTCGCAATCTGGGTTATTATTCCCCGCGCTTAGGTTATCTAATTCATACAATAGTGATTCAGATGCTGCAGCAGCTGGTGTAGAAAGAGGAGAGCTTTATAGGTTTAACAATCAGGTTAGAATAAACCTAGATCAAGTGGTGCAAGATGCAAGAAACAATGAAGGGTTTGCATATCTAACGCCGCAATTAATAACAGCTAGTGCCGGCACGTCTAAAAATGTTATTCCAAACTATAATTTAGTTTTATTGAGCTGGACGGGTGGTAATGGTGTTTTCACATTAAATCTTCCATTAGCGTCTGCCAACACACATAGACTAATAAGAATTACAACAGACGGTAGCTTAGACGCTGGTGCTGCTGATAAAATAAACATTACGGCTGTTGGCGGCGAAACTATAGACGGCAATCCTTCTTTTCAAATATCAAAGCGATATGAAGGACTAGCTGTATTTTCCACAGGAACTGAATGGATAATCGTACAAGCTAAAGCGCATTAATCAAGGTCAAGGTGGGTTAATGCCGTCATAAACCACGTAATATATAAAATATACCGGCTCGGGATAGAGTAACCAAATAGTAATAATTAAACCAAAACCAAAATGACACTATTTTACCAGACTAATTCGTGGACTAGTCAACCACAACCAACAGAAAAAACCGTAGAAACTTGGAGGCATGCGTCTACCAAATCCAACTGGCGCATTGTCCAATTACCAAATGGATTCTACCAAACAGAAATCAAAGTACCAGATGACGACTCTTGGAAAGATATAACAAGACGAGAAACAATCGAAGGGGCTGAGGCGGCAATTGATGGATCAATACAATACTATCAAAAAAAGCTTGACTATATAAATGGCCCAAAAGTTATAAAGACTTTCGATAAAGAGTAACATAAACTAAAATTTAATTTAATGGAATTTAATAACCCTAGTGAGATTGTAAAAACCCTCACATTTGGCCATGAAGCCAAAGAACAAATTATGCAAGGTGTTGAGAAATTGTCAAACGCAGTAAAGAGCACATTGGGTGCGTCTGGAAAATGCGTGATATACGAAGATGCTCTTGGAAAACCGGTGATAACAAAAGATGGTGTAACCGTTGCGGAAAGCGTAGTCTTATTACATCCGGTTGAGAACATTGGCGCTACACTTATAAAGGAAGCGGCAAGTAATACAGTAAAAGAAGCCGGGGACGGCACGACAACATCAACTGTCCTCGCGCATTCTTTATTAAAAACGGTTAATCAACATTTAGATGAAGAAAAAGTTAGAGAACTTAAAAGCGGCATTACTAGTGGCGCTGAAAAAGTTATGGTTTATCTTAATAAAGCCAGTATTGAAATTAAAGGTGACATGCTTAAGCAAGTTGCTAGTATTTCATGCAACAACGACACAGAGCTTGGAGATAAAATTGGACAAGCTTATGAAAAAGTTGGAAAAAATGGAGTCGTTCTAATGGAAGAGTCTGATACAAACGAAACTTATGTTGAGTTTGTTGACGGCGTACAATTTGATAGCGGTTTAAAATCCTCACATTTATCTACAGATAAAAATAAAGGTACAGCTACATTAGAAGATCCATATGTTCTTATAGTATCTTCACCGATACCTAATATAAGAAGAATACAAAATGTATTAGAATTTGTAATTAAAAATAAAAAGAGCCTACTAATAGTGGCAGATATGGATCAACAGCCGTATCAAACATTATTAGCTAATAAAGTAAAAGGTAATATAAAAGTAAACATAGTTGATTTACCTGGGTTTGGCCCAACTAAACAACAAACACTTGAAGACCTAGCTATATTAACTGGAGCTCAAATCATAAACGAGGAGTTAGGGGACGATTTAGACTTCATAGAACCTAATGTATTAGGGAAAGCTTTTAAAGCTGTTACAGACGATAAAAACACTGTTCTGCAAGTAGCTGAAGCAAATGAAGAAGTAGCCCTACGGATAATGGATGTTGAAAAGCAAATAGCTGAAGAAACTAATCCATTTTTTAAGAAAAAATTAGAGCAGCGACTATCAATGCTAACTGGCCAAGTTGGTATAATTTATGTTGGAGCAGATTCTAAGGTTGAGCTTAAAGAAAAGAAAGATCGTATTGAAGATGCGATATATGCGACAAAAGCCGCTTATAAAGAAGGTATAGTTCCTGGAGGTGGTGTAGCTTTGTTAAACGCTTCTACATTAGTAAAAGCTAAAAACAAAGGTGAAGAGGTATTGCTAGAAGCAATAAGATCGCCATACGAAACCATATTAGAAAATGCTAATATACCTGTTGTGTATCCTCAAATTAAAAATAGGGGTATAGATGTTAAAACAGGTAAAGATGTTAATATGATCAAAGCTGGAATTATAGATCCCGTGTTGGTTACAAAAACAGCTTTAAAGAATGCAGTAAGTGTTGTTAATACAATTATATCTGCCGATTGTATAATCAGTAATAAACGATTAGCATGAAAGCAATAAATCACTTTGTAATTGTAGACAAAATAAAAGAGGAGCCATCGAAAGTTGGCGGACTCGAACTTACTGAAAAGCAAAATAAAGACGTACGTTACGTTAAAGGCAGGGTAATTAGTATAGGCGATCAAATAGATATACTCCAAGGTGGTGACCTGGTTAGATATGATAAGCATGCAGGGCACGGTATCGAATGGAACGATCATTTGTATTACGTACTAAAAATATCAGATATAGTACTTATAGAATGAGGCTAACTGGTAAAGATCTGCAAGATATGAATTTGTTAAAGTATTACAGGCTTATCAGAAGGTGGGCCTGTAAAACTTACAACTTAAAAGATGCTGATTTAGAGCTCCTTATTTATTTAGATTGCAAAAAGCTTTTTACACGTAATGATTTTATTAATGGGGTATATACCTACAGTTGGGATAAAAACCGGTGGGAAAGACTTCGGAGAGAAGGTTGGATAGATGTTTTTAAAGAACGAAATAGAACAACCTCAAAGTATGCTGCATACAAGACATCTAATAAATGTAAGCTACTAATAAAAAGAATATACAGAATAATGTTGGCTGAAGAAGATTTACCAACATCTGAAAGAAGTGCATTTTATAAAAACAAAACATATACTGATAAAGTCTTTAATAAAGCTATTGATGATATGATTAACGATAAAGAAAGATAATATGGGACTGGGACCAAAGGGAATAGGGCCAAATAAGCTTGGCGCACCAAAAGCAATGGCTAAGCAGACGGGCATACGCGACATAAGTAAAGCAATGGTTGCTGATAAGCTAAAGCACATAGGTAAAGAAATTATTAAGTCAGAACCAAGGCCTACGTACAGTAAAGAATTAAAAAGGCTACCAAGACAGCCTATTAAAGCACCGGCAAGCGCGGGCGTTGTTAGCACAGGGAATATTACGCCTACATCTAATGCTGATATAAGCTCTATTAAAACTAAAAATAATACTTCTGTTGACAAAAAAGAATTGCGTAAAGTTAAAAAAGGCCTTATAAAAGAGCAGCGTCAAAAATTTAAAGAAGCTAAAAAAGAAATTAAAAGCTACACTGATTACTAATGAGTTTTAAATTAAAGTCTAAAGGCGATCTTTTCGGTTACAACGAAGAATTATCTGAGTTTGGTACACCAGTATTTGAAAAAGATTTAGGCGATAATATTATAGCGGAAGCTAATCGTGATGGTACTATATTCGTAAATAAAAATGCAAGCGAAGAGCAAAAGCGTGGCGCCATGGAAGAGGAAAATAATCACCTTGATCAAATGATGCAAGGTCGTTTGCAATACACAAATGAAGAAGTAACCTGGAAGAAAGATACAAAGTCACCAGCTAGAGTATATCAGCGAGTTGGCGGAAGAATAGTAAATAAAACAACAAATGAGCCAGAAGGCGGTAACCTTGAATGGGAAGCTGAGGCTAAAAAAGCATAATTATGGCAAACCCAATTACAGCAATAGCGTCTCGCTCATGCGCGAAGAACTCTTTACTTAAGCAAACCAAAGACAAAGACGACTTATCTAAAGGATCGTCTACCACACAGGTGTCTACTACAGCTGATATTCCAATTGCAACTACAAGCGGATCTGATATTTACGGTAGTCAAACCGATACTACAGTAACTACCCCTGGATCGGAAGCAATACCAGAAGTACGTAAAACTGTGCTATATAGCGATTTACCTGAGGATCAAAGAGAAGCCGCTAGAAAGTATAACATGGATACTTATGGAACACATAATCCTACAGCTGAAGTTGCAGGCGTTGATAATACAGTTGTTGTACAAGAAGCTGTACCCGCTGTTAAGCCAACGGAGAAAAAGCTAGACCCGGAGCAAACGCCAGAGTACGAAACCGCTCAAGGCATGAGCACACTTAATACC